GGCGTATGGACTGCCTGAGAGATTCTTCCTTTATCTGCGAAACGTCATGTTTAGCTTTGCTATCGAGTATCCAAATTGATTCTTTATCCCGGGCTATATTTCTTCCCCCCGGGTATCTTTTCAACGATCCGATAACACCTCCATCTCTTTCAAAAGTAGGGGGATTGAGGTCTAGCGCCCATGCCTGTAACCCGAATTCCTTAGCCTTGTTCAAGGTCTTTACATCCGGCAGGGCGATATGACCCCGGCCTCGCCCGTAATCCTCTCCTGATGCCTTGGACCAGCGGGGAACGATAAAGGGAAATTCCCAGTATCCGCCCGATTCAATAAGGTTCTGATCGTCAAACCCGATATAGTAAGAGACAAACGGCTTTCCATTCAGCGGTGTGAATTCCATTTCTTTCGGATAGACGCAATGCAGAAATTTGAATTTATCAAATGGTTTTTTATCAACGGTATCTTGTATCTTTTTCCCAATGTTTTCTTTGCCCCACTTCTTAACCGCTGCTGCTGCTGTAAGGCTGAATTCTCTATAGACCGTATCGACCTTGCCCTCTGCGTTCTCGGATGTGCAATACTCCGAGTTTGTGAGTGACTTATATTGCAACCCGTTAAAGCCGGGATAATACAACGGTTTTTCTTCTATAAAAATGCAGCCCTGTCCAAAACCCGAAAGGTCAAGATAAACCTCATGAATTTCAGACCTAAAATTTGATTGATTACGCGCGATAGTCATGGTATTAGCACACATTTCAAGCCAATCCATGACCTCTTTTATCTGATTGAGCCGGTTGTCCCTGAGCTTGAAAGAAGACCACACCATAGACGTGGGTGTGAGGGTCCCGTGCATGGAAGAAGCAAGATCGTTTAATCCAAGTTCCGCTGTAGAGTCATACTGTTTGGAAGTCTGCTTCAGGCCAGGAGTCGGCTTGTAGCCTATACCTGTTCTACGGGGAAAGATATATTCAGCTATCTCTTCCCATAACGGAGTATAGACACGCCGGATATCTTTGAGCTCTTCATTGCGATCGATATGAAATTTGACTTCTTCAGTGGTTAAAGGCATTTTTGCCTCTTTGTAGGGCAAAGAAAAAGGGGTAATACGAGTACGGGTCCCGTATTACCCCTTGATTTCTTTCTTACGTTCTCTCTGGCCGGAGAGAAACCCTATGTTTTAAGGTTTATTTTTCCGACTCTTCTATAAGTCTCTTTATCTTTTTGTAAAGTTCGGCTTCTTTTTCCGGTCTTGGCTCATAATGTTTAATCAGATTGATTATGGTTTTGTAGCCTTGTTCGTAATTAGCTGGACAATATTTTAAAGCCAATTCCATGATTTTAGTTTTTTCTTCTATGTCCATGTCCTTTATTCCTTTAACAAAATCTTCTCTGTTCTACGTATAAATTTGCGTAGCTTTGAATGTGCTCTCAATAACAAAAGCAGAACAATTATATTAAGTATTAGTATGACTAATGATAAAGACATTTAGACCTCCTTACCTACCTAGAATACTCCTCCGATATATCGGCGGTTTTCGCAATACCCCGCCTTCTTCTTCAGTCAAAAGTGAACGTCTACGCTTGGCCCTGGTGATAGCTGGCCTTTTCTTTTCAGCCGGTTTTTCCGGCTCTTCTATTTCTGCTGGTTTTTCTTCCTTTTTAGACTTAATATCGGCAGCACTTTCCCCGGCAGCACTAAGCTCAGGAGCCACAGTAACACCGCCCCCGCCTGCTCCCTTATCGGTAGGTCCCCCAGTAAGTTCCCCGGAAAACGGATCACTCCTATAACTGAAAGCGCCCTCTCGTAACCCTTCCATACCGGAAAGCTGACCTTTCTCTAATCCAAAATCAAGATCTTGTTCTGCGCCTTCTGCACTTCCTGCATCTGACATTTTGTTTCTCCTTTGTCTCATCATCTGAGAAGTTGTACTTCCCATCGTTTACCTTTATTCTTATTGATTCAAAAAGTACGCTTAGTTTTCTTCTTTTTTGTAGCCCGTATTTTGCTAGCCATAATAGCTTTATGTTGAGCTAAAGCTTGGGCTTTCGTATCAAAACTGGCAATAGTTTTGCCCTTATCTTCTCCATGACAATGAGCGGTCTGCCATTTATTTCCTGCTTTACGAACTGTCATTTTTTCCTATCAAGCCCTGTTCCTCTGGGCGGCACCTTGGAATCACCAAATATGCTTCTATGCTTTTTCTTCCGTTCTGCTTTAGTTCTAGGCTTGCCCGCCCGCCTTTCATCACTGAGCCATGATTGTTTCTTAGCCATTTTCACCCCATACATTAAATTCAGTTTGAGACTTGCCATAATCATCTGCATAGACATCAAAATTTATCTCAGCCTTGAAATCCCCTCTCTCATTTATCGGCTTTGAATATACCGTTCCCGTAAGCGTGTATCTATACCAATTTTCCATGAAGTGATCCGAGCAGTCCTTGCAGGGCTTACCATCGTCATCGTATACCCATCGTGCTACCTCGTAAAAGTGCCTTTCGCAGCTATCAAACAGATAGCATGTGGGCATCCTGTTAGGTCCCATCAGCCAGGTGCGGATGTTCATAATCCCGCTTTCCTTGTCTTTTGTTGCAACGTGCAGGCGAATCCGCTCCTTTTCGAGCCGCTTTTTCAGTCTCGTAAACGTATCCTCAATGTCGCTGCCCAGTTCATTTTTCATATATGCCGTGTCTCCCTTGGACAAAGGATCGATATAGGCATTTTCTATCCGCCATCCATAGCCACGTACCTTGCGTATGATGTCATCGGCTATTCCATCTGCATCCGTGTTCTTCCACGTTTCAGCTACGCAATAGTGGATATCCTGTTTATTGACCGTCCAATATGATATAGCCTGCGGGGTGGACAGGTGAAAGTCGATCATCGGCACAACAGGCCAATCAGTCGGCACGTCAAAAGGCTTTACCTTATGGGCACTGTCCTCAAACTCTTTCAACACCCTGCCGACAAGGGACTTGAACTGACCAAATACACGAGGAGGCACATCTGATGGATCAATATCCTTAATGAACTTCAACATCTTCAGCATGGAGATATTCTTGTGCTTGTCAACATCGACAATTTCTTCCAAATATTCCTCTGCTCGCCGTCCCCTATCCGTAACCGGCTTTTTCTTGGCAACATCATCATAAAGCAGCAAATCCATGTACTGTTGGATCTGTTCGACATCCAACCCCATGTCTTTCAATACCGCCATGTCACTGGCATATAGATCCGGGTTATCCGTTATCATCAGGTCGGCTACTATTCCAATGTCTTTCCGCCCGCTCAATACAACATCATCCAGAACCCACGCTTCTTTAATGGGAGTAAATGTCATGAGGGTCTTGCCGTTATCAAGCAGCAACCCACGGCTAAGGGCTTTGTGCTTGGTTTTCGGGGGAGGCTCGTCCTCCCAGGCCCCCTGTGCCCTAAAGGACTCGAATAAGGCATCATCCTGAGTGTATGACATTAAGGTAAAGGTACTCTTGTTATGCCATTCCCAGAAATAATCAACTCCCTGCTCATTCTTGGTTGTCTTGTAAAAACCTTCTGGAGCCCATTTCTTTAGTTCGGTTACAATGGTTTTGCCCAAATGCAGTTTCCAGTCCTCGCCGGTTATGATGATATTAACGGGGGGTTCGATACCTAGAGACGATTTCCGGTAAAATATCTCCTTGCCCTGAGAGACGATTTTCACCGAATCTTCACTGGGACCGTCTAATACATTCCACGGCTCATAACCTAACGCCCATGAAATAACGATGCAGGCCCCGGCTGCGGTCTTACCGATCTTATTGCTGGCCACTGATACTGCTGTAAGCGTATCTCTTATTATCTCGAGCAATCTGTCTTGCCAAGGATACGGCTTCCAGAAAAAGACAAGATGCGACTTTATAAGGGCATCCACCCGCTCTTGAGGCGTTTCTAAAGCTGGTTTTGGATTGAATTTGGCCATTAGTTCTCAGCTTCGGCCTTTGCTGCCATCAATCCATCCCTGAAACCACCCAAGGCTATTTTCACCATCTCAAGATATTCAGCTTTAAGAAATGGTAGGTCCGGAGGTTGCAGGTTTGGGAATTCAAACAAACTAATCAATTCATCAAATTTGAGTTTCAAAAAGCCTAAATCATTGACCAACTCATACCCTTGAGCAAGAATTTTCTCAAAGGATATAACGGTATCCCCAGCTTGAACGTCCAAAACCTTAATTACCCAAGAATTCCATTCGGGAATTCTATCGATATTGTTCTGTCCAATAAAATACCCGAGAGTACTCGCAGTCCCTTTAACCGCTACTTGTGTTGTGTTGTCCTTCAGCGACATGCCTGCGCACCCGGTCAAGAAGAGTGTCGCTAGGCTTAGTATCAACAGCTTTCTTTTCATTTTGCAATGCCCTATCTATAAGTTTAATTGCCGCATATTCGGCTATTTTCCAAAGGATTGCGTGCATTATTCCTCCTTCGGCGTATCTTTGGAGAACAGTAATAGAATCATGTAAACCGCCGCAGTACATAGGGTTAAGGTTTCCGCTGGTATTTTAAGTCCAAAATGCGCACCTACTGCTACGACTGCCGGTATAACTGCCGCCATTGTTGTCCTTAAATTTTTGATAATTCTTTCAAACATGATACCTCCTATTTGATAAATGTATGTTTCCTTTAAAGCCCCTATGAATATCGCTAAGGGTAGGTTGGACATTATTCCCCGACTATCTCATCCACAAGGCCCCAACTTTTAGCCTCTTTTGCTGTAAACCAAGTAGTAAATTCGGTTTTATCTATAATTTGCTTCTCGGTTAGTGTAGTAGCCTTTTTAAGAATTTTTACGTATCTCTCTTCAATAAGATCCATCATTTTCTTTTGAGCTGCTAGATCCTTAGCTGTTTCCTCAGCAATAAACTTAAACAACTTTCCCTTGTGAATCATAAAGAGAGTATTAGCTGTGCAGATTCGTCTATTTGCCGAAGCAAAAATCGGTATCGCCGCACTTGCTACAATTCCACTGGCTCTAATTGTGATATCAAAGCCATATTTATCAATGGCCTCATTAATAGCATCTGCGTAATCCAATCCAGCAAATCCGCTACCTCCGCCTGAATTGAGGTATATAAGCATCTTTTTGATACCTCTGGAATTGAGCAAGATAATATCTTTCACAAAACAAGAAGAATCGAAAATAGAAAGATTGCCCCAAATATCGTAATAGCAAACACCGTCTATTAACGTTACGTAGTTGCTATATTTCGGGATACCAAGACCATCTGGGATTTCCTTTAGTTCATCCTTACCTTCTTCTGCTACCTCTACTGCCTTATCAATGCTCTTGACATTGATAATTACTTCCTGGGGAGGCAGCACTTTGGGCATGGTAGTCACACACCCACCAAGGAACACTAGAATCACCGGCAAGATAAAGAGTCTTGATAATGTTCTCATGTTGTATCTCCTGTTAAGGGTTAATCGCCCGCCGTTGCCACGACATGCCATGACAAAGGCGGGGAGGTAATTAGCAGTGATCGCCTACGCGACCCCCGAACGCCTTCTACCGTTGGTAGATGCGCACTACTAGCTGAGGTCGTCCGGTTGCCACAACCTGGAGAAATAACGACCCCGCGCCCCCCGGACTAGACCAGAGGGGGTATATTATGGGAAATCAGGCCAGCCACAATGATAACAGTGCCAGCCTTCTTTGGTTAAAAGCATTGTCTTCTGGCAGTTGGGGCATTTCATCTCCCAAACCTCATCATTTCTGTGTTCTCCTTGCCTCTTAAACCTACTTGTTTGTAGTATTTGCTATTCTCAATCTCATTTGCCGCACCATGCCAATTACCTTCTTTAACAGCCTTCCGCATTTTCTTAAAACCCTTAAAATTCTTAAATCCAAGGTTATAGAGCATATCTAAGTAAACAAGCTTGCGAGTATCATTCAAGGTATTGTATTCGGGTAATTGGGGGATAGCATAGTAAAAGATATCGTTAAGGCGAAGTTCAAGAAGTAATTCACCCTCTTCTTTGCTAATTTTTTCAATATTGGTTCCGTAGCCAATGGTTAATTTCCCGGCAGAACAGCGATAGGGTTTAGAGCGCCATCCTTCGTGACGCTTAATCTTTTCGATGATGTCTTTTAAAACACCAGTAATGTCAGGGTCTTTGATCTCTATCATTTTCACCTAAGTTCTTGACTTCGGTTTGAAGGCTTTTCTTGGTTTTGAGCAGTTTATCCATTAAGGGGCAATCAGGTTGACACATTCTAGCCATGCTTATTAGCTCTGTGATCGTTGTCAGCATTATGCGCTCTGATGAGCTGGTATGTTTGGGCATTTTAGGCATTTAGTTCCTCCAGTACCTTGCAATCATGTTCAGAAACGAATACCTTATACATTCTCTGGTTTACAGGATTTACAACATAACGAACACCAGTAGCGATAGGAGCATCGTCTAGGATTTTCTGTGCTGCTTTCAGGGTTTCTAGGAATTCATCTGAGATTTTCATAAAGCCCTTTTGTAATTCGGGGATTTATAGGGGGAAGTATATCATCGGGTTTTGAGGCTCCGACCCCCCCCCTACCCCCCTGCAGGATTTATTTTCCAGGGCCTGGTTTCTGTCTGTCCTGTGCACTACCATGTCTGTTCCATTACCTGATTTGAGTACCATGCCCTGGCTCTTAAGTAGGTTTACATAATTTATATTATCAGACCTTGTAATGATATCAACCACTTACGTCACCTCACTACCATATCACTATACTTAATTACATATAATGATAAAATATGACATATAACTAGGTAGCTTTTATGCATCATTACGTGCCTGGCGTAGTGCCTCAAGGTCGGCAACTACACTAACCACATTAGCTGTCGAGAGGTCACGTTCCAGCCGTTCCTTATCGTACAGAATGCCCACTGATACTACCTTATCCCGCATCGGAGCCTTTTTAATGTCGGACACGGTGATTGAATTCATTAATCTATCCTGCATCCCAGCTAATACATCAGCCCTATGCCTCTTATACCGGTTAACATGTACTCTCTCTATCCCATACCGCCGTAATGTCTTAATAACATGGGTATGGTCTGTATCTGCTATTGCTGCAATCTCTCTGGTAGTAAGGTCAGGATGCTCTTGCTTGGTCTTTAGGATGACTGCTTGCTTGTGGGTAGGTCCTCTGGTGCCTTTGGTGCTTTCTACCTTCCCCCCGTTACCACCAGCCTTTGAGGTGTTTTTGGGCTCTCTTTGTGGCCTGCTCTTCATGATTTAAGAGGGTAAACCGCTAAAAATGGCTTGTCAAATGGGACAGGAGTGCTGTCAGGTATAGTTAGTT